ATGAAGCAGACGGAGGCCCTCGTTTATGCCGGAAAGCTTCACCATGGAGGGAACCCGGTGCTTCGGTGGATGGCAGACAATGTCCAGGCTTCGATCGACCCCGCTGGGAACATGAAGCCGGACAAGGGCAGGAGCCGGGAGCGAATCGACGGGATCGTCGCCCTGATCATGGCGATCGGAAGGGCTGCCATGCGGGAAAACCAGGCCAGCGTCTACGAGGAACGAGGGCTGATCTCCCTCTAGCCGCCGCGAGGCGGCTTTTTTGATGCCGAAAGGAGGGGAGGCATGCAGATCTTGAAGCTGTTCCGCAGGAAAGAAGCCCCGCCAAGGGGAATCCTGGATCTGGTGCGGCTGACGCTCTACGGGGGAGCGGAGGCAGAAAGCGGGGAATACGTCTCTCCGGAGACAGCCCTTCGGTGCTCGGCAGTCTATTCCTGTGTCGGGATTCTGGCGGAATCCATCGCTCAGCTGCCGCTGAAACTCTACAGGCGGACTGCCGGGGGGAAGGAGGAGGTCGAGGGATCCCCGCTAAGAAGGATCCTCGGCTGGAAGCCCAACGAGTGGCAGACGAGCTTCGAATTCCGGGAAATGGCGATGCAGCACCTGTGCCTCAGAGGGAACTTCTACGCCTACAAGGTGACCGACAGCCGGGACGAGGTCCGAGAATTACTGCCGCTGCATCCGGACCAGGTGACGGTCGAGCAGAGACCGGACTGGTCGCTCGCCTACCGGATCACTTTCAACGACGGGAGGCAGGAGACAGTTGACAAAAGCCGGATCTTTCACGTCCGGTACCGGACTCTGGACGGTGTCCGCGGGATCAGCCCGATCCTCTATCACCGGGACACGGTGGGATTGGCACTCACCACGCTGAAGCATGGTTCGCGGGTATTCAGAAACGGTGCCCTTCCCACGGGGATCCTCCAGCACCCCGGGAAGCTGTCGAAGGAGTCGCTCGAACGGCTGAGAGAGTCCTGGGAAGCGAGCTACGGGGGAGCCAACAGCGGAAAGACCGCGATCCTCGAGGAGGGCATGACGTTCACCGGGCTCACCATGTCGAACGAGGACATGCAGTACCTGGAGACAAGGGCATTCCAGGTGGAGGACATCGCCAGGATCTACCGGGTGCCGCTGCACATGATCCAGAGCGTGGAAAAGAGCACCAGCTGGGGAAGCGGGATCGAGAACATGAGCCTTGGGTTCGTGCAGTTTACGCTCCTGCCCTGGATACGGCGCTTTGAGTCGGCGATCTGGCGGGACCTCATCCCTGACAGGGAGAAGGATTCGCTCTTCCCTGAATTCCTGGTGGACGGGCTCATGAGGGGGGACATAAAGAGTCGATATACAGCCTACCAGCTGGCAATCCAGAACGGCATCATGTCGCCCAACGAGGTGAGGGCCAAGGAAAACCTGAACCCAAGGCTCGGCGGGGATGATTTTTTGAGCCCTCTGAACATGCGGCTGACGGGCCCGGACGGGGAGGAGAAGGAGGTTGAGGATGACGACGAGACAGAGACTTAGCTGCCCTTTCGAGCTGAAGGGAGTCGACGACGTCGGGGTCTTCCAGGGATATGCGAGCGTATTCGGCGTCGTGGACTGGTGGGATGACATCGTCGAGCCGGGGGCCTTCTCCGACTCGCTGAAGGCCCGAGCCCCCGCGATGCTCTGGCAGCACAACCCCGCAGAGCCGATCGGGGTGTGGGCGGAGGCTCGCGAAGACGACAAGGGACTGTGGGTGAAAGGGCGCCTCCTTGTGGGGGAAGTCGCAAAGGCAACGGAGGCCCATGCGCTCCTGAAAGCCGGCGCGCTCAACGGGCTATCGATAGGCTACAGCGCCCTTGAAAAGACCTTCCGAAAGGAAGGGGACAGGGAAGTCCGGGTCCTGAAAAAGGTGGACCTGTGGGAGATCAGCCTGGTGACTTTTCCGGCGAACGAACAGGCACGGGTGAGGACGGTCAAGGCCATGGACAGCCTTACGACGATCCGGGACCTCGAAGAGTACCTGCGGGAGGCAGGAGACCTGTCAAGATCCGAAGCCAAGGGCATCATCGCCCGGGTGCGGGACGTCGTCCAGCGGGAAGCTGAAGAGAAGGCGGTTCTGGCTGGTGCCAGGCGGCTGCTCAATCTGATGAAGGAGGGATAAAAACATGGACATGGAACTCAAGGATGTTCTGGACCAGTTGGGCATGGCTTTCGAGGAGTATCGGAAGACGAACGATGCCAGACTGGAGGAATTGCGGAAGACGGGGCACAACAGCGCAGAGCTGGAAGAGAAGCTCGCCAGGATCGACGGTGAACTGAAGCGCCTCGACGAGGAAAAGGCCAAGCTAGAGGCGAAGCTGAACCGGCCCGGGCTCGTGAACGGGAATGAGGACCCGGTGAAGGCGGAGCATAAGAGCGCCTTCCTGCGGTGGATGCGCAAGGGCGTGGAGGAGGGGCTTGCCGACCTCCAGTTCAAGGCGATCCAGACGGGTGTGGATGGGGATGGCGGGTATGCCGTACCGGAACTCCTCAACCGGGAGGTCTACAGCCTCCTGCAGAAAGCGACTCCCATGCGAAACGTCTGCCGGGTTATCACCGTCGGAGCCGGAGAGTACAAGGAACTCGTGAACAAACACGGTGCCACCTCTGGCTGGGTGGGGGAGACGGATGCCAGGGCCGCTACGAACTCGCCGAGCCTGGCGGAACTGACGCCCTTCATGGGAGAGATCTACGCCTATCCACAGGCGACGCAGAGGGCGCTCGACGACATGTTCTTCGATGTGGAGGCCTGGCTCGCGGCCGAACTGAGCGACGCGTTCACCACCGCGGAGAACGCGGCCTTCACCACAGGGAACGGGACGAATAAGCCGAAGGGCTTCCTGGCATACACCACTGCCCTTACTGCGGACGGGACCCGGGCCTTCGGAAGCCTGCAGTACCTCAGGACCGGGGTGGCAGCCGGCCTGCCGACAACCAACCCGGGAGATCTTCTGATCGACGTAGTCCATACCCTAAAGGCGGGGCACCGGGCCAACGCCCGCTGGATGATGAACAGCCTGACCCTGGCCCAGGTCCGCAAGTGGAAGGATAACGAGAACAACTATCTCTGGCAGCCCGGCCTGCAGGCTGGCGTGCCTTCGGCGCTTCTCGGCTATCCGGTGACGGAGAACGAGGACATGCCGGATGTGGCGGCTGATGGGTATCCTATCGCCTTCGGGGATTTCCGCGCCGGCTATACGATCGTCGACCGGATTGGCATCCGGATGCTTCGGGATCCCTATACCAACAAGCCTTATGTGGGGTTCTACTCCACGATGAGGGTTGGCGGATTCCTGAAGGACTCCGAGGCGATCAAGCTGGTGAAATGCGAGGCGGCGTAGTAGGAGGGGCGGGGGCAGCAAAGCCCCCGCTTTTCCCTTAGGAAGGGGGAACCCGCGTGAAGGTCAGGATAGCAAAAACCTGTATCTGGTGGGAGGGAGGATTTAACAGACGCGAACTCGCGCCTGGGGAGGAATTGGACGTGTCGGAGAACTTTGGCAGATATGCGGTGGAGAACGGCCTGGCTGAAAGGCTGGAGCTGGCCGGGGGGGTGAAGGAGCCCGATGTGGCTGGAAAAGACGTCACCGACAACGGAGCCGATATCCCTGGAGGAAGCAAAACTGCATCTTCGGGTCGAAAACGTCGAGGATGACACCCTCATTGCCCTACTCATCTCGTCGGCCAGGGAGGCTGTCGAAAAATTCCTGGGATGGAAGATCCCGGAGCGCCAATTTGAAATCGTCCTGGACCGCTACCCGGAAATGCCCTACAGGTTTCCGATTCGCCCCGTCCAGTCGGTCGAGTCCATCGTCTGTTTTCTGGCAGACGGGACCTCGGTCGAATTGGCAGACGAAACCTTTCGGCTGTCTGCGGACGGAAGCCTCCTGGTCGATTCGTGGCCCGACGGGACACCCAGGGGCTACGATGCACTGGCCATCACGGTAACTGCCGGAACCGACCCAGTCCCGGCAAGTTGGAAGCAGGCAATGCTCCTCCTCATTGGCCACTGGTACGAGCACCGGGAAAGCGTGAACATCGGCAGCATCACAAGCGTCCTTCCCCAGGGCTACGAGATGCTTCTGTGGCCTGACAGGGTGGTGCCGGTATGAGGATCGGGGAGCTTTCTGAACGCGTCACGCTGAAACGGATGCTCAGGGGGATCTCCGACGGGCAGGGCGGATATGAACCCGATACGGAGACGACCATTGCCACGGTCTGGGGGAAGGTCGAAGCGCTTACCTCAGACATGCGGAGGGAGGCGGACTCGAAGCGGGAGGAACGCACCCATGAAATCACGATCCGGTACCGTCAGGGAATCGCGATCAACGACAAAGCCGTTGTGGGGTCGGTGGACTACAGGATCGTTGGAATTGTCCCGATCGGCAGGCGATGGCTGGTGCTGGAGTGTGCGCCATGGGTCGTAGCTATGTGAACGGGCTCAAGGAGGAACTCGACCGCTTGCGGCAGGCCCCGGAGAGGTTGAAGGCCAAGGCCTACAAGGCCCTCGAAGAGAGGGCGGAGGCGATTAGAAGCGACGCCGCGTCAAGGGCTCCTGTGAAAACGGGGGCCCTTCGTCGTTCTGTCAAAAAGATGGTCTCGGAAAAGACGCTCACCGCAAAGGTTTTTTGCGACTATCCGGACACAGGCGGAAGGAACAGGCGCAAAACCAGCAAGCAGGCCGCCGGGAGCCGTCGCTATTACGCGTTCGCGGTGGAGTACGGGACGAAGCGAATGGCCGCGAAGCCTTTCCTCTATCCTGCCGCTAGGGCTGCTGAGGGCCGGACGAAGGCGATGCTTGACGAAATCCTGAAGGAGGTGGCGGGCGACGAATGAACGAAAACGAGATCCTGGGAGCGATCTACGTGGCCCTTTCCACCAATCCGCTCAACGGCACTCTCTGCAGAGTGTATGACCAGGGGGCCGTTCCCGACGAAGAGCCGGGGCCCTATATCGTCCTTGGGAACTCTCAGGCGGTACAGGGTGAACTGCAGAACGAATCCGAACGAACCTACTCGCTGGATATCCACATCTGGAGCAACCGGAAAGGGCGAAAGGAATGCCAGGCGATCGCACGGGATATCGACAGCCTGCTAGGGGACAAGAGCCTTCAAGTTGGGGAAGAGGCCTGCTGGATCTGGTTTGAGGAGCTGCAGCTGCTGTATGACGAAAGCTCGAGCTGGTGGCACGGGATCCTGACATTAAGGACCGAATTCGTGAGACAGGAGGGGATATAAGTGGCGAAATACTCGTCTAAAAACGCGCTGCTGATGATCGATGTGAGTTCTACGCCCACAGCAGTTCTGAACGTGAACAGCTTCGACCTGGAGGTTTCAGGGGATCCCATCGATGTGAGCGACATGGCCTCGGACTGGAAGGAAACGCTGGAGGGGCAGAAGAGCTGGAAGGGTTCTGCGGAGGTCTCGTGGGACCCGGCTGTCGGGACAGCCCAGGCGACTCTGGAAACGGCCCTGTTCGCGGGAAACACGATCGAGGTCACGGTCCGGCCGAAGGGAACCGGATCGTCCTTCCCGCAGCTGGCCGGCACGGCTCGGATCACCAGCTTCAAGTGGAGCGGGGCGAAGGGGGAGGCCGTGAAGGCCTCCATCGAGTTCGAGGGAACCGGGGCCCTCGACAATGCGGCACAATCCGGCAGCTAGGGCTGATGGAGGGATTCCCGGATGCGGGGACCGGTCGTTGAAATTGGGGGACAGCAGAGGGAACTGAAATATGGCGTCTTCGCCATACGGGAAATCGAGCGGGAAACCGGGATGGACGTCTACCAGATCCTGGCGAAGGCGAGCAGCGGCCCCCTTCCGGTTGGTCTGGGCCTGGCGATCATCTGGGGCGGGCTTCTACATGCCCTGCCGGGGTTGAAAGTCGCCGCCGTGGCCAACTGGCTGGACGAGGCCGAATTCATGCCTCTGGCGATTACCGCCCTGGAGGCCTTTGCCGCTTCCCTGAACAGGACCCTGAATTTCAAGGTCGAGGAGAAGACGGACGAGGGGGACCAGGGAAAAAACTGACTGAAGGGGCCGAATGGTGGGACAGGCTCCTTTCCCTTGCCTTCGGCCCCTTGCAGCTCAGGCATGACGACCTCTGGGAACTCGGGCTCGGGGAGCTGCTGGATCTCATCGATGGGTACAGGTACAGAGACTGGATCGAATCACGGCGGCTGATGACGGCCGCTGCTCTCATCGCCAACTGTTCGGGCAACCTCAGGCATCCCCTCTCGGTCGAGGATCTGGTCGGGCGCTGGGTTGACGGACAGGTCATGGACGAAGAGTCATACGGGGAATACTGCAAGGATCTGGCCCGCAGGCATCGAGACGAGAGACTCAGGCGACAGGGGGTGGAATAGTGGCGCAG